ATCATCTTGCTACACCAATGTCGTCTTTCTTTTATCAAAATAGCCTTGAATCCTCCTTTTACTCGGCTAACGGCAATTCAAATCAGTCGTCAATGAACTATGCAATGCCACCAGAGACAATTTATTTAAGAAACTCTCCAGTTGTAAAAGTGCATAGCGTAGAAATACAAAATCAGTGGACAACTCGTACCTATCTTGGCGAAGCAATAACAAGAGTGGCCACTGTAACCAATGCCACTAAATCTGGAACAAAGATTACTTTTACAGCCAATAATCATGGGTTTACGGTTGGTCAGTATGCAACCGTTACTGGCATGACCCCAACTGGCTACAATGTCTCAAATAAGAAAATAGTTGAGGTCACAACTAATACATTTATTGTTGAGGTTGAGGCTGGCTCATTGGGCGCATACGCATCTGGCGGTAGTGCAGAGGCTATTGGGAGCAACTATTCAGTCCGCAGATACGGAATTGACATCTTCAATATTGTTGCCGACGATACGGTAACAGTGACATATGAGGCTGGCCTAGATGGTCAATCAATCCCTATGTTTAAACTTTTAATTCTTCGTGCGGCGACAAGAGAAATGCAAAACATGCATGACGATGTTGTCGGCATTAAGGACCTTGAATCAAGAAATGTTGCCCCTCTTGAAACTGGCTTTTCGGAACGAGAACTTGCTTCCGTTAAGCAGTACAAGCGTGTAAGGGTTGCATAAAATGCGTGTTCAAATACATGTTGATAAAGACAAAGTTGAGAAGGCTTTAGAGGATGTACAAGAAGCAGTAAAAGACCTTCGCCCTGTTTTTAGAAAAGCAGAAAAAGACCTTTCAGATATTTATACAAAACACTTTACATCTAACGGAAGTGGCACATGGAAACCGCTTGATGCTGAATATGGCGCATGGAAATCAGTAAATTATCCTGGAAGACCAACCCTGGTGCAAAGTGGAAAACTGTTCAGAACGATTAGAAAGTTCAGCGTTAGGGAAATAAATAGAACATCAGCATCATTTGGTACTGATGCAAAAGTTGCTAAATTCCATCAATACGGAACTTGGAGCATGGCAAAGAGAGAAATAATCTTTGAGCCTCCATTTTTTGCTAGAAAACTTGCTGAAGATATTGCTGACCATATTGAGGATGCATTCTGATGGACTTGATGTTTGGTGCCCATTTTGCAAAGCAGTATGTAAATAATTATCTGAAAAACGATATACCGACAAGGGTAATTAACTACAGAAATGGTTGGAATCTTGATGATGTCGCCCTTCCTACCCCAGTTTCATTTTTTATCTACGAACCAATAGCCCTTGATTCATGGCCAACAATAATTACAGTGGCTATGTCAACAAATCGTATGGAAAGAATTGGATACGATAAGGCAAATCCGCTTTATAGAGTCAATTATTCAATGCGCACATATGTTTGGGTAAGAGATGTTGGCTCAGAGGAAGCAACGCTCATGCGAGACAGACTAACTACGGTTGTTCGTTCTGCCTTACTTGACTACCCCTGCATGAAGGCTACGGACCCTCAGAACACATTTAAGGCTATGATTGATGAGTCTGGCATGCAAGAGCAGTTTTCTGATTTAACCCTCTTAAAAGGCGACAGAGTGATGGCTGGCGCTTATTTGTCTTATGACCTATCTATTGACGAAGTTGTAGACAGAATGCCTCTTGGAACAGTTTCAACTATTGACCTTGAATTAAGCACATTAGATAGAACACCATAAGGGCATGATGTACACTAAATACGGTTTATGGGAGCAAATATGACACATATTCACAAAGTTGAAAAAATCAAAGAACAAACAGAGTTTGATTCTGATGGCGTTGGATACATTGTCGTATCAAATGTCGCTGGAAGACCTGTATCTATTGGTTCTCCATCCGTAACCCTTTACCCAGGGGATAAGGCGTTTTCTTGCGAAGACAACGAACAAGTCTTAAAAGCAATTAAAGGTAATAAGTTGAAAATTGTTGAATCTTTCGCCCCAAAGGCAAAAGTTAGAAAACAAAAGCAAGAAGAACAGAAACAAGAAGAAACTTTCACAACAGTTGCAGACTCAGAAGAGCAAGTTTCTGTACAATTGGGTTTATCGGACGATGACAGTTCATCGTCACAAGATGAACTGTAAACACTAAGAGAGGTCCAATGCCAGGCGTATCCATTACAACAGCAGTAAGAACAGGCCCAACAAGCGCAACTGTTCGTAATTCTTCACAGGCATTTTTTGTTGGCCTTGCTCAGCGAGGACCAGTAGATGAGGCAGTTCTCGTAACAAGCCTTGCCGAATTTGAAGAATCATTTGGAACATATGTTACATATGCATATCTTCACCCAACAGTTCAGACATTCTTTGAAGAGGGTGGCACGCAGTGCTATATCGCAAGAGTTGTTGGTCCAGACGCAACAACTGCAACACTGGACATTGACGACTCTTCAGCAGCGACCGCAATTACGATTACAGCAAATGGTCCTGGAGATTGGGCTCACAACATTGATGTTGTAGTAGCAGCAAGCAGCACCCTCAGAAATCTTAAGTTGTACTACAACGATGTTCTCGTTTATCAAACTGGAAACAAGTCAACAACCGCTGCGATTGTTAACGCAATCAACAACAGCGCAATTGCTTCAAAGTATGTAACTGCTACAAAGGTTACAGACAACTTGCCAGCAGCGCTCGTGGCAACACCTCTTGCTGGTGGTGCCGACGACAGAGACGACAATACTGTTGACACAACATTTACTGCTTATGTTGATGCTCTTGATTTGTTCCTTGATTCATACGGAACTGGTGCAGTTGCCTGCCCAGAAACTCATGAAATTGCAGCAGATTTGATTGCTCACGCAAATGCAAACAACAGAATCGCTCTTCTTCACCTTGAGGAAGCAGCAGCATCGCCAACATCTTCTGCCGATACACTCGCAGCAGAAGACGGTTCAGAACACGGAGCCCTTTACTACCCCTGGGTCTATGTTCCAACAGACATTGCTGGCGTAAATAGACTTATTCCACCAGTTGGATTTGCCGCTGGCAAGCGTGCTCTTGCCCACAACCAGACAGGCCCTCATCAGCCATACGCTGGTCTTGTCTCAAGCGCAAGATTTGTCAATGGTGTTGAAGTTGATATCAACAGAACACTTGGAGATTCACTTGATGAAGGATATGTAAACGCAATCCGTTTTATTGCTAACAGCATTAGAATCTATGGTGCGCGTTCACTTTCTACAGATGTTGACAACTTTAGATTCATTACGATTCAGGACACCGTCAACAGCGTCGTCTTTGAGGCAAATGCTTCAATGGAAGACCTTGTGTTCGCAGTAGTTGATGGCCGTGGAAGTCTCTTTGCTTCAATTGAAGGAAGACTCACAGCAATTTGCGAAAGAATGAAGGCAATTGGAGCACTTTACGAAGCATACGATGTAAACGGAAAACTTCTTGACCCTGGATACTCAGTTAAGTGCGACACCTCAATTAATACAACTGCACAACTCGCAGAAGGAACAATTAAGGCTCAACTTGGCGTAAGAGTAAGTTCTGTTGGCGACAAGATTGAAGTAACAATCATTAAGTCAAACCTCACATCGTCAGTTACCGTATAACTAGGAGCATAAAATGGCAAAAGTATCACAGAGACAAATTCTTGCAGAGATTGTTCCAATCGCTGCTTCGTCGCCGAAGTGGAACCTCTTTCAGTTTGCTCAGGTTTCTGGTGGAGAAATTACCGCTTCAGTGGAAAAGATTTATCCTGGTGGAGCAAAGTTCCCAGAAGTTCTTTGCGCACCTGCAGAAATCGGTGACATTACCCTGACCGCACACTATGACGATGACAGAGTTGCTGCAGAAGACGGAAACGGCATCGCAGCAAAGATTAAGGCACTAAGACCACTTGTTGGCCGTGTGTACTACGACATCGTTGTTAAGACATACGACTGCGACATTGAGGTAAAGGGTCTTGACCGCACTTACTCAAAGTGTCTTTTGGTCGGAATCACAGAGCCAGACGGTGACTCTTCATCGGGCGCTCCAGCAACATTTGCGCTGACATTCTCAGTTCAGGGTGTGGTCTGATTTAATACAACATTTTACTGGTTATTTGCACCAGTAGATACATGCTGTGCTAATGTTCTGGCATGACAGAAAACAACTCTCTCTATTCAGAACCAGATGCACCAAAGAAGGCTGAGCCAAAGCAAGCCTCTTTGCCCAAGGTTGATGAACCGAATGTACTCAATCGTCTTAAGGAAGTAATCCAAAAGAAAGTTGAGCGACCAGTAGTTCGCCTTGAGGTCCCAGAAAGACCAGGCGTTTCTCTTCGTATTAGCCCAAACATCACCCAAAACCAACTCCGCAACTGGCGTAAGAACTCTGGTGAAGATACCAAGGCTGGTATGGACTCAATCAAGTTCTCTTGCTATGTCATTGGTAGCACAACTGTTGGTGTTTGCATTGATGACGAAGAAGTTTTTGACGAGAATGGTTATTCACTTAACTTTGCATCATCACACATCCTTGAGATGACAGAAGCATCACGCCCAATCCCAGAGGCTGTTCGTGCATTCTTCGGAGTTGACCCACACCTTGAAGCGGCCGCTCTTGCGATTCTTGACGCTGCTGGATACTCGGACACTATTGATACATCGGACCCTACGACGGAGTCTTCAACGAACTAGTTGACGACTCCTTAGTTGTATCAGCCGCCCGTATGGGTGAGTTGTTTGGGACGGACCCAATACTGCTTTTAGACTGCTCTGAAGATGAATGGTTGATAAGGCTTGCCTGTGCTAAAGTTATTAGTAACGACCGTGAAGAGCAGGAAAAACAACGCCAAAAAGCGCAAAACTCTGGCCGTTAGCGAATTACTGGAGCATCAATGGCTGAAGCAAAACTTACAATTGACATTGATGTTGACGGAGTAGGCAAAGCGGTAACAGGTTTAGCCAGCGTTAATAAAGCCATAAAGAGTATTGATAGCAGACAGAGAGGTCTTGCGAGTACATCAAGCGCTACTACGCAAATGATGACCACATCTACTCTTAAACTTAAAAAGCATTTTGACCAGTTTGACAAGGTAGTTAAAACCGTTGGAACTATAGGCCTAAAAGGCCTTACAATGACGCTAAAGTTTGCCACCATTGAAATGGTTGCAATGGGCGCAGCAATGGTCGCCATTCATGGTGCGTTTGTTTTAGGTAATGCAGCAATGAGGGCAATGAGGGCAACCCTTGGTCCTCTAGCCGCTGGAATGACTGCCGTTGTTGCGGCCGCCTCAGCAGCAGCCGCCGCAATCAGAGAACAACAAGCAGCAATGTATGCTTACAAAAACAATGCCGCCCCACAGTTTGGTTCTGGATTGAATCAAGCAAGAATGGTAATGAGGGGTTTGCACACGGATGTTGAACTTGCAAGTGTTGGTGTTGAGAACCTTAATAAGGCATACGCAACCGTTTCAAAGACATCAACATTTACAGGTAGAAGCCAGGTTCTTCTTAAAGGATTGATGGACTTTGCTTCTGCTGGTCAACCAATTGAAGAAGGAATTCAAAAAGCAGCAGACCTGATTGCTCTTCTTCAAGATTCAAAAAAATCTTTTTCTGAAGCGAAAGCCTCCGCTCAACAGTTATTCCCAGACAAAAATGCTATGGATAAAGCATTTAAAGACCTGAAAATTACAACTAAAAAAGGTCTTGAAAAAGCAATTACAACTGGTGAACTTTCTAAAGCGGCCAATGTTGAAGGACAGTTTGAGGCTGTTTCTGGAACTCTAATTAATAGGCTTAAAGGCTACTTCAATATTATCAAAAATCAATTTGGGGACCTTGGTCAACCACTTCTTGAGCCAGTAAAAAAAGCGGCATATCAAATATTTAATATTCTTCGCCGTGGATTTGTAAAAATATCTGGAAATACACAAAAATTTGGCATGACATCAATGCTTGAAGGTCTTGTCAATATGGTTGACAAGTTAACAACATGGTCAACAAACTTGATTAACGAGAACATCCAATCAGTAGACGGAATGTTTTCAAAGATGGCTGGCTGGTGGAAAGACTTTAGATATGGCTGGAACGAAGTCCTTGACAGACTAAGACCATTTATTGACGGCGCTCGTGTTATTGAAAAAATGTTTGGTGAAGTTTGGAAGCATGTAAAAAATGTTGTTAGTTCAGGATTTACTCAATTCAATGAATGGTTGGTAAATAACGAAGCAACGGTCGTTGAGTTTGGTGGAAAAGTTGGAGACTTAATTACATCAATAATGAAGTTTCAGCAAGAGATGAAAAAGATTCTTCAAGACTTGATGCCGTTCATTAATGATGTAGTTGGTGGAATCGCAGCAATGGTTGACCAGATGACTGGTTTTATAAAACTTCTTCGCAACCTAACTGGTGGTGGAACAATTGGTGCACTTGCATCATTGCTTGCAGTAAGAGGAATGTTTGGAGCAATGAAAGGAACAAAGGGTGGGTGGCTAGCAAAACAAACAATAACAACCCAACCAATCAATGCTCAGCAAGTTATATTAAACACCCCTTCTGTTGTTACTGGAGGAGGAAACCTAGGAACAACTGGTGCTTTAATGCGTGGAGCAGGCGGTGGAGCAGGTTTGGCAAGTGCTGGTGGGGCAGGGCTTGCTAGTGCTGGTGGAGGTATGGTCATTCTTCCTTCTGGAAGAGTTATTCCTGGCGGAGGAGGCGGCGGAGGCGGCGGAGGCGGAATCAGCGGCGGAGGCGGATTCATAACCACCACTGGTCCAAGTGGTCCATCATCACCTCTTCATAGACCATTGGTTGGTCAGCCTGGATATGTCCCACCGTCTGGAAGATTTCAAAAATTCAGAGATTGGGAATACAGAAACTTCATGACGGCTGGACCGAGTGATGAAGATTTAATGAAGACAAGAGCAATGCGCACCAATAAATCAGGAAACCTGACTTTTCGTGCGAAAATGGCACAAAGAGAAATGGCTCTTAGGGCTGCTCGTTCTGGAGATAATCAAGCCGTAGGTTATAGAAGATTAGGTAAATTTCAAGATAGTGCTGGTGCAAAAATGGGAACAAGCCTTGCACTTGGTGCAATGTCTCAATTTGCTCCAGAAGAGGCACAAGGTGCACTTGCTTTAGGAGGTGCTGTTTCAATGATTAACCCGCTTGCTGGTATCGGCGTTGCTGGTCTTGGAACTGCGCTCAAATCGGAAACAGCGGCTGGTGGATTGATTAGTGGTGCTGGAGGTGGAGCAGCATTGGGTGCCATGATTGGAACAATGGGTGGTCCAATTGGGGCGGGAGCAGGAGCAGCGATTGGCGCTATTTTGGGTGGCGTCAGCGGCGCAGTAATGGGCTCAATAAATAGAAGTAGAAAACAGGCAAAAGAAGCAAAACAAGCAGCATCTGAAGTTACGCAAAGCATTATGAATAATGTTTTATCTGGAGTTCTTGATGAAACAAGAAAAGAAACTGGTGTTGGTAAAACTGCATTAAGAACTGCACTAACAGACACAATGCAAAAACAGAGCCGTGCATTAGGTGTAACCAACAGGGCTCTTGACCTTGGAAAAACTGGCAGTGTAAAGCCTATTAGTGAAGTAAGAAAAGGACAAAAAGACGCAATTCAGCAAATCTATGATGCTCAGGCTTTTTATGGTGTCACGATGACTGAAGAGCAGTTGCAAAAAATGTTAAAGAAGCCAGCAGCAGCACTTGCTGAAATGCAAAAAGACATAGAAACTGGACAAAAGGCAATGGGTCCAATCCAGGAAAAATATAACAATAGAATGGACCAACTTCAAAAAATCACAGGCAAGAGTGACCAAGAAATTAATAATCTTGCTAAGTCAATGGGCGTCAACCTAATGGATGGCACAAAAGATTTTATGAAAGTTCTTGAAGAACTTGGACTTACAGCAATAAGAACAGCAGACCAGATGAGGGCATCGGTTGCTAATTCTTATGTAAATGCACTAAAAGGTTTTGACAAAGAAATAGAAGCAATCAAAGCGCCTCATATTATTGACGAAGCAGCAGAGAGCCTAAGAAGACTCTATGACGCTCAGGGCGGAAAAATTACAGAAGTTCAAAATTTGCAATATGTTAAGGACACAATGGAGCAAATGCTAACGCTCTACGGTGGCGATGCTATGAAGGCATATACACAAACGCAGATGTCTTTTAAGAAGGGTGGAACAGCATTCACCGACCCGAAGAGCCCATTCTTTGGATTAAAAAATCTTGATTTGCTCGGAAATGAAAAAGTTCAAAAAGTTCTTGAAAACTTTAGAATGGATGCTGGTCTTAACTATGGCGCTCAGTTGAACTCAAGACTACTTGATATGGGTGGCTCAATTGATGTAAATAAGTTCCAAGCGCAGTGGAAGACAATGACTGCTGAGCAGCAACTAAAAGCAAGCCAAGTTCTTGAAAATGGAATTGGCACAGGTCCTGCTGCAATGAGACTTATTGACCAGGCTGGCTCTCCAGCGCAGGCGCTTCTTAATGCTGCTGGTTTTGGCAACCTTAAGATTGGAAAAGCAGAAACAGCGGGCACAAAAGAGATAGACCTCGCTAAAGCATCAAAGGATATTGTTGACTCAACAAGCAAAATTATTAAGCAGATGGAAATTTATTTTACTCAGGCAAACGAGGCTGTTCCAGCGTGGTATACAAAAGAGTCTTTTGAAAAACTTATGGGTGGCGATACTTCAACCCCTCGTGGCCAGGCTTTCGGAGACACGACTTCAAGCCGTCTGTCTCAAACAATGGCTCGTCATGCTTCAATGAACGGAATGCTTACTGGAAAGAGAACAGTTACTTCTGG